GTCAGCCTGACAATGGCATTTGTGGCATCAGGAGACGGGAAGATGAGCGTGAAGTTCGGGGCCGATGTCCTGTTAGACCCGAAGTCGAGAACCATCACTGCATCCGTGGTCGCAACACCACCGTTAGTGGTAGTGTTGTAGATCAATGCCCCTCGCGCCGTGATCGAGGACGCTGGCCATGAGGCGTTTGCAAAATCCACAAAGGCAGTGGTTCCTGAAATCGTCACGCCGTTGCAGGTCAGCGTTTGACCGCCAGCCGTGTATCCAGCACCAGATACCTCGTTCGTGGCAGAGTAGTCTGTCGTCGCTGCGCTCAGTGTTGCAGACGATGTATAGAGGGCAACCTTGAAGGTATGCCCACCAACGGAATTGAAGTTGTGCTTCCCCAAGAGAAGGTCGCGCAGGAAGGTCGCGGTGTATCCCTGAACAATAGCCATCAGCCAGCCATCCTCATATCGCCATCGCGGTAGCTGTCCCGCTTCTTCATCACGAGGCCAAGTTTCTCAAGGTCTTCCATCGCCCCGAGATACCGCCGCTCATATTCCGCCTGAAGATCGGCATCGCCCTTCAGATACCTGTATGCTTCCGACAGGCAACCATACAGAAGCGCCGACTCCGCATTGTTCCCGAGCCAAGATGTCGATGTCGAAACTATCGACGGTGGGTCATAGTAATAATTCATGTCAACCGCATAGCCCGCGTCAGGCGTCGGGCCGAGAATGAAGTTGGTATCGTCGTTCTCGGCGTAATACAGCGGCAGTCCGGTAGTCGCAGCCGCAGGATATGCCTCCCTGATGAAGCTTACATCCTTGGGTAGCAAATACGAATGACTGCCACCTGTTACAGCCGCAAATTCAGACATGGCAAGATAGTCGGCAGGCTTGGCATAAAGGTGGTTGCCAAGCGTCATGGCTGCGGTGTGCTGTTTCCTCATGGACGGAATGACAACTGTTCTCAGGATTCGTTCTTCCGCCTGCCTGATGAACATGTCGATGTTACCAACAAACCCGGTATTCGAGTTTTGAAGGTAATCTTCTATCGCCTGTGTCAGTTCTGTATAATTCATGTCATCAAGCGGTATGAGTAACCGCCTCCCCGCCAGATGTGACAACATCACCGAGATACGTCACATAGTCCGTTTCAACTTCAGGCCCGGTAATGACATCGACAAATACATACCCGATTGCCATCCTCATTGATAGCGCCGGGTTTCCTACAGGATCAAAACCGAAGAGGCTTTCCGTGGCTGTATCGGGACGGGGATCGAACAGGGATTGCGGATCATCAACCTTTGTCCGTCCAAGGCGAAGCTGCGGATGATCAATATCTACCTCATCGCGCCCGACACGCATGCCGGTGCGCTTGCCGTCGCGGTATTCATACACAAGGTCATTCAGGGCGTAGCGAAAGCCACTACGATCCGAGAAGCCATATGCCTTCTTGCCGCGAGCATATCTCATCGCATCGCGCCCCACGGAATGAACCTGAACGAAGACCTGTCCCTGTCCTCGTCTGCCGCCATCTGGAACTGGGCCTCATACTCTCCCTTCAGCAGAGCAAGCCTGTCCTCCGCCCCCGGTCTTTTCATGGCAATCTGATAGGCAAGCCCTGCAACAAGCGCAGGAACAAATCTTGGCGGAACATCCGCACTCGACCCAATGCCACTAGATACACCATCAATCCCTGCAAGCCGGTAGTAAAACAGGGTATAGTCGGAACTATCAGGAACTGGCCATAGCGTTGCTGTCACCGATGATGCAAGCCTCTGTATGAAGATTTCCACCGGCCTGCCGGTCGTGTTCTTGTTGGCGATCTTCGCATAGTCAGACACAGTTATCCTGTTGAGATTGGCATCCGTCTGCGAAGTGCCGGTGCCAGTCCTTACCTGATGTTCAATCAGATCAATGGTATCGGTCGGCATTGTATAGGTTGCCACTCCAGAAGACAGCGCCTGCGTTCCACTCTCTATGGTGAAAAGGTTCAGGCCCCGGTTCTGCCATTCAAGCATCAACAGGTTCAGGCTCCTGCGCGCGGTGCGCAAGTCATAGCCAGAGTGCATCTGAAGGCCAGCCCTCTCGTAGGCTTCCTCAAAGAGTTCGGGCAGGAGAGGTGTTACAGTGGCCATCTATTCCCAGTCCAGTGCACAGAACTTCATGTATTCCAAGATGCCGACAAGGCCGATCCTGTCTTCATAATACCCGCAAGTGCTAATTCCACCATCTGATTTCTCGACCGCAACAAGCATGACAGATGACAACTCGTCGTTCTCTGCCATCTTCATGATGCGCGCCAACTCGACAACCGTAGACGACCTGTCCTTCTTCTTGAACCTCAGAACCTTAACTTCCGACATGTTATTCTCCACGGTTACTGACGACGCACGGTCTGAGGTCCAGATTGCTCTATTCTTTCAAGCCGGGCGTCTATCTTGTTGAGGATTACGATCATGTTCGTAAGGCGCTCGTCGTTTCTGGTGGACGCATTCTCAAGAGACCTGAGCCTTGCATCCTGTGCCTTCAGTTCGGCTATGGTCTTGGTGATGGCATCAGTATTTGCTGCCGCCTTGCCGTTCATAGTCTGAAAGGCGATGGCGACAAGGACAAGCATCGAGGCAATCTGGATAAGGTTGCCTAGCGTAATCTGCGGTTTGTATTCAGCACTGCCCATGTCACCCTCATGAAGTTCACATGAACTTTCAGATCGCGGCTCCGGTCAGCAGGTCGGTATTTCCAGACCAGACATCAGAGAAATTGTTTCCGGCATAGAATATCTTTCTCGTTCCGCCAGCTTTGCTCCACCAGTTTCCGACAAAGATGATCTTGCCGCTCCACAGGGCAGAGCCTGCATAAGACGAACCCTTGGAGACAGCGAACGACCTGTCGTTTCCATGCAGGATGACGTTTTCTGCGATGGTGATGTCTCCATATACTGAGGCTGCCCAGTATGGGGCAAACTGGAAGGCGTTATTCACCCCCTGCGCGCCATGGATCAAACTCATGTCTATCATGTTCCTGCGGATGAGCATGCCACCAGCCGCACCCATGATAGTGAAATTGTCGTAGTGCGGAGCGCCTCCGTAATAGACAGGTGCAGCAAAGTAGTTGCCCTCGATGGTGCAAAGTCCATATGGACTTCCTGCGGTCTTGAAAGCGTCATACCCAAGACCGACACACACGTTTCCCTTGGCCTCGCCAAGGTGGCCACACGGAGACGATCCGCTAGGCTGGCGCTGAGACAGGGCCTTGGATACACCATTAGAGCCGTCGAACCTGCAACCGTCCATGCTGTCAATCCCGGCACCGGCCATGATCTGAACGCTTGCGTTGACTGACAGGTTGCCCTTTGCCCTGTTCGCAATCTTCAGCCCACCCATGCGAACACGAGTAGTGAACATCCTGTCACCGATGTTGATGCCATCTGCTCCGCTTCCGCGAAGGTCGCCAGTAAAGCTATGATTGATCACCTCGTCAGCCGTGACACTAAAGCCGGGAGGAAGCTGGTATCCACTGTCAATGCTGGGCCAGCCTTTCCAGTCGTCATTGTCCAACGCGCGCAGAGCCATGACCTGATCATAGGTAGTTGCTGGCGGAACCGGCGTGGGAGGAACCGGATCAGGCGGTGGCGGGGGCGGCGGTGGCGGCGCAGGCTCTTCAACAAGCGCATCAACAAGTGCCGCAACGCCAATCTTCACGTTCGTCATCATGTCGATTGCCGTGTTAAGGGAGGCAATAGCGTTATCGCAATCGGCCTCGACATCGGCGGCGAACTTCTTGATGGCATCAAAGTCCATGTCAGTCTCCGTTATGCGTTGTTTCCGTCACTGTCATAGGCACCAGTATACCCACTCGCACCACCGGCAAAATTGTTTCCGGGGTCGAACCACTTGATGAACATCTCGGCTACAGGCCATCCTACCACGGATTTGCAGACAATGGGATCGCCGGAATAGAGCTTAGCCCACAGATCATATGACCCGCAGGCAGTGCCGTTAGGGTCCAAGGCTCCGCCAGCCTTCGGCCTTATATCCCAGAGGAAATTGTTTTCAGTTGGAACGGCCTCAAGATCGCCTGCTACGGAAGTGAAATCTGGACTCGACCATGATCCCGGCGTCAGACGAACAATGTTGCCAGTTCCTGATGTAGATATGACATCGGCTCGCCCCAGTGTGTCTATTATCTGGTAGGAATTAGTGACCGTGCCGGTGCCGTTCGCTATCCATGCGTCATATCCCTCCGGGCGCGGATATGGCGCGTTGTTGTATGAATAAACCGTATAGTTTCCGAACAGATACGAACAATTCGTCACTGTAATGGTGTTTCCGTTGGGCTTGTCATGGCCGCTCTTGTGTGCGTTTGCAAAAATGCAGTTGTCTACAGTGCTGGCACCAGCAACCGACGCCCCAGATCGGATAAAAAATCGCCACCCAGTTTCCGAGGTTTCCCCTGTGTCGATCCAAGAACCACGCATAAGCACGCAGTATGACATATTCAGATTGGTGATCCGTGAAGGTGCGACGTAAGATTGGAAACTGTCACAGTGCCGTCCGTAAATTTTTGCTCGCGTCCTGTCCCCAAAGTAACCACGCAGGGTCAAGCCATTGACGAACCCCCCCGATAGGTTCTTGTTGACGTCCCCAAAATCATCCCCTGACGAGTATTCTATAAGCATCCCGTCGATAGTCATGTCCGTGGTGTTGCATCCCCCATCCCACTTTATTGAAGTTTCGATGTAACGAAACACTACGTTGATCAGGCTGAAGCGGGTAATGAGGGACAGGAAGTTCAGCGCCGTTCTTGTCGTTGCCACCGTCCCTACTTGATAGGGGAATGGGATACCCCGGAAAACGCACCGCTCAATAGTGCAGTCAGTAGTCCCATCTACATTGACCCAGCCATAGGTGCTTGATCCGGCAGGCGCACGTAGTTCCATAAGATAAAGACGCAAGTTCGTGGTGTTACTCATGTCGATATTCCCGGTGACAGGGCATGTTGTTGCCATGTCTTGCAGAAATGCCCCGACCGTGCGGATGGTAACTTGCTGCGGGAATGTCAGGTTTGTCAGGATGATGTCCTGTGGAATGGCCGCACCGATACCGATCACGCGACTATCAGATGATGTCTTGCCGGACGGAACGGTTCCCGCCCAGTCAGCAGCCCATGCCTGAGCCGTTGCCTGAAGTTCAGACGCGGAAAACACAACAATGTCGATGGTGCCAGTTGGCGGCGGTGCAACGGCGTCCGTGGTATCGCTGGTGCCAGTCACCACAGAACTGGCAACAGACTGTCCGCTGATCTGGTAGGCATGCGGGTAATATGTCGTGGAGGCCGAAAGTCCAGCAACCCCGCGCATCTGCGCGCCAGTGGCGTTCATGCCGGTTATGGTGCCGGACGCTGCCGCAGGGTTGCTGGAAGCGTCAAGACCATTCTGGACCTGAGCCGCAGTCGGGGTAGTGCTGGAAGTCGTCAGGACATACCAGATAGTCCCTGTGGAATCATCAGTGGATATAGACACATCGCCAGATGACTGACCATTCGCCGTGAACGACACCGCCGAAAGTGTCGGGGCTACAACCACGGCACCGTCCAGCCATAGTGGCGTCAGATAATCCACCATCTGCGCGACCTGAGCAGGTGACAATGCGAACGGATATACATAGACGGCCCCTACGGTCCCGTTGCGCGGAGGGTTTGCATCCGTATCTGATTTGAAAACTCTGATACGCGCACTTCCAGTATTCAAGGCTACCGTGGCCGATCCTTGCAGGGTCTTGCCAAGATACAGTGCGGCGGCTGATCCGTCATAGGTTGCCGTGGCGATAAACCAATTCCCATTGTTTACAGAACCACCCTCGATCACAGCGCCCCTGAAATAGGCACATACGTTGTTTGTCTGGCCAGATACGGAGATACCGAAGCCTTGATAGTTGACATTCTCGCCATAGGTGAAACCGCCCCATTGAGTTCCATCAGGAACGACACGACCAACAAAAATTACAGTTCTTGGGGTGGCTCCAACTGGAAGAGACCCTGTTGACGTGGCCGCAAGATAGTCTGACGCATCAGCCATGATGCCGTTCGCCCCAGACGGGGCTGCCTGTTGCGATGGCGCTCCAGATGCCGTCAAGACAAGACTGTCAACAGTATCGGTCCATGTCGTCACGTCAGAACCAGAGAGACCTACGCCGGTAGTTCCTACCCAGATCGCAGATGCCCCGGCAATCAGACCCGTAGGGGGCGCAGAGATACCACGGTTTCTGGACATTGGCTTGCCGTTTGACGAGCCAACATATCCTGTCCCAGTTCCCTGAATTTTCGTCATTCTCAAGCCTTCTGTATACGCCAGTATCCGCCGACAACCGCGTCAGCACTAGTCCAACTCCACGCGAACGATGCCGTCCCGGCTCCACTCTGCGTCAACCAGCAGGCACCATGCTCAATGTCGGTGAATCCGCTCGTTCCCGTCTGCCCGGTGGTAGAACCATCTGCGCCGGTAACACCAAGACCTGTAATGTCGCCACCCTTGATGCCAACAATGCCTAGGATCACGTCTCCATCGGCAACGCTGAGAGCGTTCGGGTTTGTGTAAGATGTAACGGATGACTCGTTTTTCGTTGCGTCCGGTGCGCTCGGGTGGGGAGTCGTTGTGTTGTGGCCGATGATACGCCACACATATGCCACACAGCCGCGAGCGGAAGCGCCGGGACCACAGGAAAGAGCAAGCGTCCCTGTCGCTGGAGCATCGAGAGAATACAATGCACAACCATTGTAAAGCGCCGAGGCCGATACGCTGTCATCCGGTGTCAGGGCAGAGCCTCCGTTGACTGTTACAGTCCAGTTCGCCGGGTTTGCACCAGTTCCACTCGAATCAGATGCAAGTATGATGACCCCGACATAAAGCCTTTCACCGGATGCGACGTTGGTAATGTTTCCAGTATATGCGGATGATTGATCAGCACCGCTGTTAATCACAAGCTGCGGACTGTCCATGCCGGTAATACCGCCGCCAGCTACAGCGGGATGATATGGGGTAAACAGAAACATTACTGCATAGCCACGATGTTGAGATGGGAAACTGTCTGCGCTGTCGTGATGTAGAGAAGGAAGATATGGGTGTTGGTCGTGGTCAGACTGTCACCCGTAACCTTTGTGAAGCTCGATGTCGTAACCGCTCCAGCCGAGCCGTTGTTGGTCATCTCCACGACAATGGTTCCGTCAGTCGTCGGAACGCCGAGAGTGAAAGCCCCGCCATTTGTTATGTGCTGCAAGTTTCCGTTTGATGCAGACGGTGTATAGGTTCCAGATGACTGGGTGCCGCCTGAGTAACTGGTATATGTCGCCTTCGGATTGGTCAGCGTCTTGTTGGTCAGCGTCTGCGTGAGCGAGGCGAGATACCCGGCAATAGTTGTGTCCAACTGATACACGCTCGGGTGCGCCGCCGATTGGCTATCCGCACCAAAGAGAAATGCCCCCGCAGCAATCGTCGTGTCCGGGGTTGCGCTTTTCAGATCTTCAGACATGCATCAACCCCACGTGATGTAGTTGGCGGAACCCCAAATCATCTCGTTTGAGGCTCCCCAGATAACGGCGCTAGACGGAACGCTGGGACCAATCGAGAACGTATTCATGCTTGACCAGTTGTTAAACCCTTGGTTCACAGCGAACGCCTGCATGGCTCCAGGGAGGTCGGCGTAAGATGCCGAGAGAACAGAGTTGATCCAAGCCAGCATGCGGCCATTGAACGGCCCATTGGCGATCCCCTTCGCATCGAACAGGGCATGCCAATCGGAATTGTAGTCCTTGGCGGTGCCCGAGACGGCGCGAACCGCCTCTTGTACGCCTCCCTGGTTCGTCGCCATGCGTTCTCCGAAATGAAAATGGGACCGGCTGCGTTGCCGATCCCTGTGCCTGTGCGTCCTGGGGACGTTGCTCAGCGATAATAATCCGGCTTCGGCGGTCGAAGGCGGAGCAGCTCGCTCTCTTGCTCCTTGAGCTTTTCCGCGGCAGCCCGCGCGATGGCGCCGCCGCCTGGGGCGTCATGCCTGTCGAGCGAGATAGCTAGGTCGGAGAGAAGCCTAAGCAGCGTCTCGGTTGCCATGCAGTGTGCTCCGGTGAGATACGCGGCACTGGAGCGGCTTAGCCGATCAACGCGATAACGATGCGGATCAGGCAAACGGTTGCGCCCGCCACCGATAGAGCGGCAATGGCGGCCTCGAGTTCGATCATGTTGCGGAGCGTTGAGCGTCGCCAACGTGCGGGCGAACCAATTATGTGCTTATTTGCCTGAGTTTTACCTTGTCCGCAAGTGCTCAACAGAAAAATATCTGCGGCGGAATGACTCACCGGCAGCAACGCGAACCAAGGGATAAGAAATTTACTGATTCGCAGCCAAGAGAGCAAGTGCTATCGTCGCTCCGTTCAATCTGACGGGAGCATCGCAACATGATCACAACTCTAGCCGTGCTGTGGCTGGCCTTCGTGCCGGCGCCAGCGAACCAGACGCCTATCATCAAAGCTCAAGGCTCGATGTCGTGCGGAATCGCACCAATTCCGCCTATTGGGTGCACCGTGGCAGGGTGTCAGTGCGATAGCACGGGGCGGAACTGCTCTTGGAAGTTCAATTGCCGGTAGAGATCCACTCTGCCATCGCCTCCGCGAAGGCGTCGTTTCGGCTGATGCCGCGCTTGTCGGCTTCAGCCGTTATCTTGTCGGCCATACTGCGGGTCGTGCGGAAGGTAAGGATCACGTCCATTACCTCCGCATGATGGCGCGGGCGCCCTCTAGGGCGCTTTGTCTTCGTCTCGGGCATGAGACGGACGCTAACACAAGCTCATTTCTTTTGGTATCACGAAAATGTGATTGAGCAGTGTCAGTTTTCTCCTGTATTTCGTAATACGATATGGTATAAGGGTAGCAATCGGACCCAACATCCGAAACGAAGCGGGCCGGAACCGCTGTTGGAAGCAGCGCCCGGCCCTTGATCAAACCCTAGCCCAAGTGGGGATATGACCATGACTGCTTATACCACTGGCCGTAACTGGCTGTCTATTGCTGCCGGCGTGATTGCTGGCGGCGCCGCAACGAGCCTGTTGATACGTGATGGGTTCGCTACGGGGTTCACTCTCGACCATGCCCTGATGCCGGCTCTTGTCGCGCTGACGGTCGTGTTCGGGCACCTTGCCATCTCGGCGATGAAGGACACGCGCCTTCTTGCTGCGCTGGCGTTTGCTGGCCTGGCCGCTTTTGGCTCCGCCATGACGGTCTATGAGACGACCGGACGACGGGCCGAGGTTCGGGATGCGAAGGTTATGACCGCCGGGGCTTCGCAAGCCGAGCGCTCGCACCTGATGAAGATGCGGGCGGAAGCCGAAGAGACACTGAAAAAGCACCGCGACGACCTGCCGACAGCGTGCAAGGTCGACTACTCCGACCGCTGCAACGCCAAGAAGTACACCATCAAGACGTGGGAGGCGGCGGTTAAGGGCTACGCGGCAGAACTGCAGGCCATGCCGGTGGTCCCGGTCGATGCGAAGGCGGAACGGGTTGCGGCGGTGGCTGCGATGTTCGGCCTTCCGGCGGAGATGGTGAAAGCTCGAGTTCAGACGTTCGAGCCGATGCTGTTCCCGCTGTTTCTCGAGCTGGGGGCAATCGTTGCCTTCAGTTTCGGCTTTGGCGGCCGGCGAGAGATGGTCAAGGAAACGGTTGCCACCAAGGCGCAGCAACCGTTGCAGGCCCTCGACTACACCAACACGGACGCCATCACCGATGCAGATCTCGAGGAACTGAAGAAGATCCTTCGCGGCAAGGTGGTGAACAACAAGGAGTTGGCTTCGCTCCTGGGCGTCTCGACGGGTGAAGCGTCGAAGCGGGTTTCCGATGCGGTTGCCGCAGGGCTTGTCCAGCGGGAACGGGTCGGGAAGAACGCGATGATCAGCCTCGCGGTGAACTGAGGCTATCCGGCGAGACAGTGTATAGACTTAGGCCCCTTCGGGGGCCTTTTCTTATGCCATCCTCCGTTCTAAGGCATCCTGCTCGGCACACCGCAACAGATTGGCATGAGCTGTGTCCGTCCAGCAGGAAATGTTTTCCTCGATGCTGATCTTTATGGCGGCATCGTAGACGGCGCGGACGGGTTGAGCTGGGGGCAGAGCCCGGTATCCCAAGCGAAGTTCCGGCAGCCCGCCAAGCCAACGGTTGACGGCATCGTCGAACCGTTTCGCCAGCACCTCGTTTCGCACCCAAAGCCGAAAAAGCAACCGTTGCTCAAACGTCGGGCTTGCTCCCGACAGATGCTTGCTGATCTGATCCTCCAAGTTCGCGGAAACGCGGGTCTTGATCGGCCGGCAGCCGATGGCATCCCCAAGCCACCGAGGCACAACCTGTTCCGATCCCGTGATGCATAGGGCGTGATACCCTTCCCGCTTATGCAGAGCGGCGAGTGTCGTGGGCAGTTTCATGCCGTGCTGTCTCCCAGGCAAGACGCATGGCACTGTCGTACAACTGGCGGATACGGGTGGTGTCGGTGCTCTCCAAGTCGGCTATCTGGCGCCAGCTATGGGGAGGGTTAAGAGATCGGCGGTGGGCTATGCGGCGCTGCACTCGCGACCAGCGGGCGGCATGCCTGAGGATGTTCCCGGCATAGTCTGAAACGTCGCGAGGCGTAGGCGACCAGCGCGCGGGGCGGGCCTCGAGGTCCGACCGATCAATATAGATATCGTCATGGTCCGCGTCGGTGAGATAGGACAGGCGACCGTTACGGCTGTCGCGAAGCGCCTCACGAACGGCAGTGGCGCGCACTATCAGGGCTCCCGGCCAAGCGGTTGTCTTCTCGCGAATGACCTGTGGCATGGTATCCTGCGTGCGGAGAGCGCGAAGAATGCGGGCCTC